GGATACAATATTCTATCCGATATTGTATAGACGCCCTCTACCAAATCTCCAGATTCTAAACTCACTGTCTCGCGAGTCCACCCAGTATTCGGAGATGGCTGTATGTCAGGCCAATCCATTGGGGTCGTTTTATAATAATAGAATGTTATACTGTACTCAGACACGTCACCGTATTTCTGATCATCGGGGTACTTTGCATACGAACAGGCATTTGACAGAGTAGCTATAAACTCGTATTCGCCATCACCAACCGCCGTCACATCCTCAACCTTTGTCAAGCATGGAAGCTGCTTTAGTCTAAGTACGGAAGGGAAATGAAATACTCCCATAGAACCGATTGGCAAGCAGTGGAATGAGTCTACCGTAATTAGGCGATTACCCTCGTCACCCCCATTCCCATACCAATCTGGGTTAGGCTGTGAGTCGCCCGTTTGCAAATGCCTCGGGTTATCACCCCGAAGCCGAAGCTGGTTGGAGCTCAATACCGGATCAGACAAAGACGTGTCTACGATGGTGTATGTTCGTTGTTGAGAAATATTGTCAGCTGTCCACCCTGAGTTGTATAAAAGGTCATACTCAACCCCATAATAAATATAATATGTCAGATAAAGCGCATTATGCAGATATAACAAATCTTCATGCGTATATCTGTATTCTGGGTAAAATACAGCCTCGGGAGCGTGCTTACCTACTTTAACACCAACCATAATAGCTGCGTCATGAGAAGCGCACTTGCAGCAGGCTGAACAATACCCAGATACAAATGAATCTGGAACAAACAGACCAAAAATACCAGGATATCCATCAAAATTGGACTGGCCACCAGTAAGTCTTGGTAGAGCAACCTTGTCCTGATTTAGTATATTTCCTGCAAATGTTGTACTAACTGGCACGATTCTTGCTTGCTATATCCTTATTTGACCCCCAAAAAAGAGAGGGCACAGGGTTTCGACTCTGTGTTCTTTCTTCATTTAGGCTTCCGTCTCATCTATACAAAATCCCAAGGAAACTATGTTGTAGTAGTTTACGGCTACCCCACTACCCCCTATCCCATCATCGGATACCCAGGCTCCATACGTCTTCCCATCCTTTGTATACGCTTCTGGGTTCCACCGTAATAGTATAGGACCCTGCTTGGGATTTCCGTTTGTGTCCAACTCGACAATTGGCGCGTTGTTCTCATCTACTTGTATCTTGCCGTTGGAGTCGCGTACAAACTCTACAGCCACAGTGCCATGCTGTAAGGACTTCTCATAGCTGTTCCCACTAACAACCAATGTTCGCTTGGTTTGTATCCTCTTTTCATCGTCCGATGTGTTCGTGTCTTGTATGTCTAACAACACTATTCCCCCCTATCCGGTCTGCGTAGTACCTCTGTAAAGTGTGTGCCCTTTACACAACCTGCAATTTTGAGCACAATTATCGTATCCCCGGGTCTACCGGAAGACTCAACAACATAGCCACTCTGTGTGAGCACACAATGACTCGATAACTCTACTACTACTGTTTCCTTTTTGTATTGCATATAGTATGTTTACCTCTAAAATGGTACAATATGTGTCATTATGATACACCAACAGCACCAATCACATATCTCCTGTGTCCTACTGGCACTATTAGAACCCTTTCCGATCTGTGTGGTCTGCCCCCTATAGGTACGCATTCCCCCGCAACATCCGTTTCGAGATTGGGGCGTCGTCGTCTAAGTGCTGACTTACGCTGCATTATGTAATCAGCTACGTTCATACTACGTCACACTCCACTACCACATCTGTGTATGCCTTTCCTGTTTTGGCATCCCTATTTATTTTTATGTCAACAACACGAGCATCTTTATATGTGCCCGGCTCATGTACTATGGCTCCACCCGGTCCCGAATATGTAGACAGTGTTACAGATTGCCCTATCTCGAAGGGCACATGGCAGGAAAACCTGTACTTTCTACGCAGTACGCCCCTACGTAGTCTATTTTTTACCTTTCGTTGCATCTCTTCCAAATCGTACCAGTCTACTGCTTCCGTGCCCACTTCTGCCGGGGGATTATTGAGCGTTTCCGTCAGGATGGTATCGTCCTCCGCATATGCCTGCATCGTTCTCATCCTATAAGGTTCTTGTGGCGGTGGGGAGGATATATGCTTTGTCGAATTCTCTACAAAATGTATCAACCCGTCCCTAACATTTCGTTCCTTGTGACGAACTCTTTTTGTGTAATGCCTAAAATCGATGTTGGTTAGGGTGGTTTCTTTCATCGACACAATACACTCATCCCGTATTAAATCGGCTGTCTTTAGATTCGAGGCTGATATAGGCATATCCGCGTCCAAACCCGTGTCCTTTGTTGGGAACTCATATGCGTTGAGTGGGAAATTTTTTCCTTGTATTGCATACTTCGGCATTATCTGTAAGAAGATGCCAAGATCATCTATTTTTCCGTCCGATATCGTTGGAGCGTAGGTTATTTCTCTATCATAAAATGGCACACCATCCAAAACGAGGTCTGTACTCATATCCTTGTATTCATCCGTGTACGATGTTCCTTTAAACGTTACCGAGGCGAGTGGGTAGTATGTTTGTTTTTTGGATACGGATAAACCGTAGCCTGTTTCAGAAGCATAAGATTCCCAACAATACTGACCATTTATTATCACAGTGTGTGGTTGGACTGCTAACGATCCCCAATAGTTAAGTCCGCTGTTGTGTGTGCTGGTCAGGCGGGGCTTCTCGTAGTTGGTTCCTGTGCCTGAGTAGGAATGTATGACTATTTTAGACTCGTACAGATAATCGGTTTCCATATTTGTTGGGTCTGTGTACGTGGAACCTGCTGTGTACGAAGGCCACGGTGGGTAATCACCAATGCGCTTATATACAAACTTCTCGGACAGGTATATTTCTGCCTTATTGCCAAAGACGTCCCGAAGATAATAGTTAATCTCTACTGTTCTGGTGTATATGGTTTCTGTATCGTCTCCATCAGCTACTATTATGTTCTCGCTTTCCTCATTCTTTACTGGTTCCGTGGTGTCTGTCTTTTTTACCTCTAGTGCCGGTGTTCCGTGCGAGTAACCAGCTTTGACGGTAAGATCGTACATGGGGACGTTTATAAAGGTAAGAGACCCACCAACTTTGCCCTTGTACTTGGTTGCGCGCCACTCACTATCTTGCCCGAGAACCCGCACATATTTTGGCTTGGACGACCACGGCTCCTCTTGGCTGATAAACTCAGATTTAACCACACTTACTGTTCCGAATTCCCCGTTATTTACAGCTCTGTCCAGTATATATAGGTTATACCCATCAAATTCTATACGCGGGTCGAATATGCCAACAAGTCCGAGCATGGCAGAATAATACGAGGAGCCATAAGATATCTGAAAATCCTTTAACCAGTAATTGTGTGTGTTAATCCAGACGCCTTGTATCTGTGCCGACATCTGCATAGCAGCCCAAGCTATAATGGAGTGGCTATCCCAACCATACCTGCCGTGTGGGTCATTGGATATACGCACCTTTGGAACATAATCTATAACGGTTAAATCGATACCGTCTAACCAACGTTCGTATTGTTCCCATGTCATTGTCATAAAACGGACATCTTTCGACGGGGAGGACTTCACGAATAGGCTCTGTTCGGATAATACTTCGAATGTGAAACGGTACTTGTCCGGCTCTGCCATAGTTCGCGGGTTTATGACCCTACCAACAACACGCTGCCCGTAGGGTAGGGATATTGTTATGATGTCGTTATTTTCGTAATTCGGCACACTTCCAGCAGCATAGTTTCCTCCAACAACAATACTTGGACCAAGCTCTTTCTCGTTGTGCTGGTATGTGAAGTCAGTAGAGCCTGAAATACCCATATCAAATATGTTGTTAATGTCTGTCACTCATTTCTCCTTATGGAGTATCTGCCCATATTGTGTGTGCAAATGCTGCATCTCTCTCTGAGCCGTGTGCCAGCTTCTCTGTTGCCTCGGCTATCCTAGCCAGGTATTTTGCTATTTCCTCGGGAGAGCTCTGTGGTATTTTCCCTCCTTGGGATGCTACGTATTGCGAAAGCCCCTCTTCTCCAAACATACGGTAAGATTCCATAGCCCCTACACTGCCACGTATTTTCTGGATTAAGCTCTCATCACCCATCCACCTGTCCGTGTATCCTGGAGGAGGCTCCCTGTACATCTCGCGTATGTATTCGGAGAACGCTGTTCCTGGCGGGGCGTTGGTACTTTGAAACAGTGCCCCTAGCTGGGGAATCGTTGTTCTCATAGAACCATAATCATGTAGTATTGCGTCTCTAATTACTTTAGCTGAAGCATTACTCATGGCAGATAAGTCAGCAACAAATCCCAAGCTGCCACCACGCTCTTTGGCTACGTCACCCACAGAGTACAACAAGGTCTTCATTAATTTTGGCGCAGCTTTCCCCATCTGGTCTACCATCTTGTTAATCATAGCAGCCAGGGAATCTTCGGATATGTCTATGTCTATAACCAGCGTCGATACGGCATCTGTAATATCACTCCACACACCCATGAATTTATCAGATATTTGACGAAAGAACCTGTCGTACTTGCCAGCCTTCATCATCTCGTTTATTGTGGTGTTCAGGTTGAAAAGGCTCCCGGATACCTGTTGCCGGAATCCCATCTCACCTATGCGAAAGGGAAAACGCTCCCCAAGCTGACGACGTATGTTATTGCTTTGTTCTCTGTACGATCCACCGATGGACTCGATGGCACTTTGCGATATACGTTGCGACCAAAACTTGTGAAGGTCTTCTATCGCAGCCATGCCAGTTCCAACAGGACGTCCAAGTTCCGACTCGATTACCCTTCTTGGAGCGCGGAATGTACGAGCCATTGTTATGTATTGACCAGCTATAGCACGGGAAAGAGCAGAGGTAGCCTGACCAATGGAATATTCCGGGAAGACTGTTACCATTGCCTGGACGGTATGAACCATCTTGTTCCAGATGCGCTCTGCTGTCTGTGTGTTGGAACGCATGGCATCTCGTATTTCTGTATTTAATGCAGCTACAGTACGGATCAAATCCATGAACTCCGTAGCCTGTCCCATCTCTACAGCAGCTTTTCTCCACCCATATCTTATAGCATGTTCGCCACGCTCTTTTCCAAGCATCTCTGACAGGGCTACTTTTTGCCTGAACCAAGCATCGGATTTTTCCAGTGTAAGAGCACCAGCACCTATTCCTGCACGTATGATTCGTTTTATGGGTATTGTGATTCTACGGAGTAGGTATGTGATTGCAAGTATGTGTATGCTTGCTTTCCATAGCTTACTACTGAATGACTCGATGCCGTTAAATACCTTGCCAAATGGGAGCTCCCTTCTCCCATACGGCTGTCCTATCAAGCTTAGCCGACTCTGATCACCACCATACGCCCACCCCGGTTCGGTTGTTTTTATTCCGCGACTCCTGCTAGCCAGTGTTCCCATGTTTGTGTTTAGTTTCCCAATGGCAGCATTGAGCTTGTCCACGGCAGCTTTCAAACCAAGAAGATCGGATAGAACTTTGGGTTGCCCTTGTGAATCCCATTGGAATATAGTGCGTTTTACATCAGTACTCATATCTATCTCCTGATAAGGGCTCTAAGCGTAGCAAACGCCTTATCCCTCTCCTCCTTGTCCGGATGTGTTTTTGCCTTGGACGAGTAATATTGTATGGAGAACCAGTGTTTAACCAATCCCATATCCGGCTCCGTTCCCACCTTCACAGAATTTATATACATCATCCAAAGTCTATCGTCCATAGAACAACGACGGGCTGCCTGTCCCATCTCACCCCTACATGCAGAAGCCCGTCGATCATCCCAAATCCTACCTATGTCCTTTACATTATTATTCTTGCTTAATATCCTTTTCCAATATTTCAGGTGGTTTCGTATCTGTTCCTCACCAAAATAATCCACATCATTTGGGAAGTTTTCCAAGGAGTCGCCACGCGGTTTTCCTTTCGGCTTCCACCCAACCAAAAGACCTATTTGTTGCATGAAGTCCCGGAGCTTGTTGTAGTGATTGAATAGGGCACATCTATATAGAACCACGAACTCTGTATACGTGAGTCCCTCTAACGCAACTATGGCGTTTTCACACCGTCGTCCCCCGTCTTTCCCTTTGCATCTACAACAGGGATTTCCAGTATCCGCGCACCGAATGTAATACCTTCCTCGGACGAAGGCGGGGGAGTATCCGAAGGTTTCGCAGACATAGCCCTCTGCGCTGCTTCCGGTGTGCGGGAAAAATGATCGGATAAGGTCTTCATGTTTTCTTCTGCCTCCGGGGTTAGTGACAGCATCTGCCGAAGTGTTCCCCAGAGGCTCTTCACGTTTTTTCGTATGCCTTCACCAAGCCCCTCCATCCCGAATATAAAGTCGTATACGGTGTAGGCGACATGAATAATCTGGTCGGGTGTTGCCTTGGCAAGGATTGTCTCGTTTATTCCGATAGACTTTAATGCGCTTGGAACAAAGTCCCTGAGTATGGAATCGACCACGTCTTCGTTATTGTCCTGAAATAGCAGGTACTTCTTCAACGCATCTATGATCTTGTCGACCTCTTCCTTGGTCGGCGGGAAAATCCACATCCGTTTATCACCTAGGATGATGAGCTTCTTCCTCTCTTCAGGAGCCAGCTTCAAAACGTCTGCAAACTCCTCCGGTATCTGTTCTCCTTCTCTAAGATTGCGTATCATGTATGCCTCCTTACGTATCCGTGTATTTTACCAGATTTGCCTCCACATTATATAAAGGGAACTCTCTTGCAATCGCCGGATATGCACGGTAATCCCCATCCCTACTAAATCCACCAGTCTCGTTCGACACAATGTTCGATTCTATCTCAGCTGTTTCAGCCCAGGAGATTACAACAACCTTTCTATGCACATACCCATGAGTCGTAACCAAGTCATTACCATCACATTGTGGTGACACTGTTTTCCTTGGTCGTTTACCAAGATCATGTACGACTACAAGAGCTGCCACGAGATGTTATCTCCTTACGCAGGATATGAGATTGCAGATACTGTGCTCGATGCTGCATCATCGTAAACCTCGACAGTTTCAGTTCTCATGACATGCTGATCTTCCGAATAAGTTTCTTGAATTGTGATCTTATACCCCGTCTCACCATCAAGGTCTGCACCAGCTTCGCCAAAAAACTCCAAACTGCTTTTTAATGGGGAAGTAGTGTACGTTCCTGGGTCTACCCACCCCTCCAGTGTCACAGCCCAACCACCCCAATCTTCGTTCTCCTCATTACGCTGTACATCTGTTATTTTGAGATCAACACCCGTTTCCCCATAAACAGCTGATGTTACTATTTTTGTGGTTGCGTCTGTTCCAGACTGGATAGTGATGGCTGCCGAAGCTGACAGAAAATCATCACCCATTGTGAGGAACTCGGACGGGATACGCCCCTTGCCTTTTATCTCCAAACGAACACGCACGCGTTTCCACTTACAACAGGTAACGTACATGAGCTTGTCTTCAGAGCTGGGAGCATAACCACCCTCTACCTGGAAATCTGTTGAGGGTCCACGAAGGATGCTTACTTCCTCCTCTACTGTAAGTGTTGCCCCACTTATGACAGCTGCAATTGCAGCAGCTGCTATCATATTAGCCTCAGAGGTGCTCGATGCAATGCCAATAGCAGCACATACGGGTTGTGTTTTTGTAAACGTGGTTGTAAGGCTCTTCGTGTAATCCGTTTTTCCAAGACCATCCAGCAGTTCTATAGGTTCCCGCGTGTAACCTATATTTATTGTTTCTGCTTCCGTGTCGTGACCAAATTCCGGAATCGTAGCTCCCATTTATATTTCCTCCTTATGCGCCCCACATATCAGGACGCACTGAAAAACATTTATATACTATACGGGTTCCCCGTATGTTTCCACCAACCAAATCAGATACGGGTTCCTCACCACCATTGGGTAGGGGATAGAAACTCAACGTCGTGTCTACGGGATTGGCACGAGTCAGATCAGTGGCTCCAAAGTCGTAGATACTCACAGATGTAGAATTCAGGGCAGCCTTTATAACATCCATCAGTTCCCTGTGTGCGTGAGCAAATTCATCTTCCTCGGGTCTGGAGTAGACCACTATGGAAACCAACCAGGGCTTTTTACAATAACCGTCTGCACCCTTTAACCAATCTACCTCAGCCCACGTTGTTTGGTTTTCCGGACTCCATCGCTCCTGTAAGTAGTTTATCTTGTTCCTGAAAGAAGCTCCCACATTGTCATAAAGGTGCTTACAGAAGGAAAGTAGCAAGTTCTCAGATTTGCTAGCTGCATTAAGCGCCATTTAAACTACACGTAGGATATTACTCTTACGTCCTCCCCAACCATCATCATTGCCTGCATCACAAATTCTATTGTATCCAATACAAATGGGTGCGGTTTAATCCCGCGTACCCATGCCTTTCTCCAAAAACCTTTATATAGTGGGTGATGCTTCTCTACCCACTGCATAAAGGAGGCAGTCACCGGACCATGAGCGGGTGTGCCGTTTGACAACCACTCGATTACTTGTTTATTCTCGTTACAGATCGAATAGCGTCTTCCACTGTGTGTATCCTCCACGACCAACGAGTAAGAGTCTGCTGTTTTGCCAGACCGTCTTGGGGTGCTATTCTTTATCATATTGAATGCTCTCTCAGCCACCCAATCAGCATAGGCGCGAAAACCGTACAACGCACCATACCGCTTATCTAAAAAACTGGCTACGGCTTTTAATTTTGTAGATAAGTGTACTCGCATTATTTAACTGCCCTCGCATATACGTGGGATAGTCCTGTGGAGGCGTCACTCATGCTTATCCCAACTATTTCCCACGTTTGGCTATTCCAGGAAATTTTATCTGTCCTAGTGATCGGGATGGAGCTGGTAGGCATTAATATTTTGAATTTGTGGTCGTTTTGCTGAAGAACCTGACCAGACTCGCGGATCATTTTCTGAGTAACACGACGAACGATTGCCTTTAAACTGGATAAACCGGAAACTTGTGTTCTTGTTGGGGCTATTCCGGATTGTGCAGCCCCACCAACTTCCGAGTACCTCTCGATGCTCACATATTGCTTTCCTTTCAGACTCCAAACATCATAAAAGGCTGAAAGCACCTCAGGTTTTACATAACCCAGCAAGATACACCTCTACTATGCTGAAAATCCACTACTCACGAAAATTACTATACTATGCCACCCAACGGGTACAGTGATTTATACTTCCACAAAATATCATCAAGTTCAGAATCTCCGGTCGTGTGCGTTGTGTCTGTTGCGTTTTCAGTCGAATCAAAATCAACCGTTGCATCATCAAATTTTACGCTTTTTACATGGGAACCAGAGGAGCTGGAACTATTGCTCTCCAACCAATCGCCAACACCACCAGCACGAAGAATCTTAACACAGGTCTTTGCTGCCTTGTGTGTTAGCAAACCGGGCACACTGGCATATCCAAACGTGCCCGTTATATCTATATTCCTAGTACCTTTGTAGAATTCCAAGCTGGGAGAGTATATGATATGCCGTTTGCTGTCATATTCCATCTCTTCCAAATATGCTGTACTGATCTCTACTTCGTCTATTAAGATGGATGTAATAGACACCAATGGACGAACCTCATCACGAATCATGAGCTTGCTTGTGCCAGACCCGTCCATTATAATAGTTTGGGAGGAAACAGAACCAAACCAGTCCGCTTCCTCCATAAATAAGTCAATTTGCTCTTTTACAAAATCTATTACTGTTTGTATTTCGTCGTCTGTGTAAGAGGCTCCACTTGGGAGTAGGGCAGAAACATCAGCTATAGCGCAATATGCTACTGACATAATCTACTCCCAAGGGTAATAATATGAGGTAGGCCATCCAAAATATTGCTTGCGGATGTAACCAGAAGAGCTTACCCCTATAATACGCAACCATCGTGCGCTGTTCCCGGGGAGCTTCAAGGTATCATCGGCTGACAGTAGGATACCAGTAACAGATGTTGGGTTTGTGTTATTGTCCAACGTCCATCTGGAATCTACAGAGGTTTGAATCCACACTTCCGAAACGGTGAGCGTATCTGTGGATGTAATATTATACTGTACGGTTGCTGAGCTCAAATCACTGGCTATGGTAGCTACCGTAGTAGTTGTTAAGGATGCCTGATTATAAGTCCCGCCAAAAACAGGATAGGAGAGAGTGTACCCAGCAAAACCGGGCACACTCCTATCCAACCTATAATCGTCCTGTGCAACTGATGGTCGTAGTAAAGCTCCAAAAAGGAACAAAACAAAAAGTACGTCAATGAGTCGTTTTAGTTCGATCTTCATTATTCCTTGCCTAACAACTTCACCCGGATAACACGATCAGCTTCCTGTGTGCTTGAGAAAGTGATTGTAAACATAGTAGGACCGCATCCGAAGTACCTCGTGGTTGATGCGGAGCTGATATTCTCGACAACAGCCACGTTCGTGGTAGTTCCGGATGTGGTAACAGAGTCACTTACGGTATTTGTTACAGTATCGGTTGTGGTGACTGTAGATGTGATGGTTGAGAGTGTTCCAGATGTAACATCGGTCATTGTAGCTGTAGATGTATTTGTGCCGGTGCTAGTGCCACTATTAGAACTTGTTGCCGTATTCCCGGATGTGGTTGTGGTAGTACTGGTATTTGTGATAGTATAATCCCAGATATTGGAAAGAACACATACCTCGCCTATACCAGCAACTATCGTGGAATCGGTAGCTGTCCAAACGGTATAATTGGCAAAGTTGTCCACAAGGGACAACGTTACCGAGTCACCAGCATCAATACCGTTCGTCTTCCATCGCACCTCATACAACATGAAGTTGGGTTCAAGGGTAACGCTGCCACTAGCCGATCCGGAAGAAACCGTGAACTCCTTTTCCACAAACGCCATTTCTGCATACGCGCAAGTGAACAGAAAGGAAAACACGAGAAAGAGTGAGATAAGAAACGCTACATGTTTCATTCTCATTACTAGTCCCCCTTCCCTACACGCTTGATATCGAACGGGCGGTTTTTTTTGAGATCAACAACGTCGTTGATGTTCTCGAACTTCCCAATATCTTCCTCAACAACGAACACGGGTTTTGCCGGATCAGCACCGGCACGCGTGAAGTGGTAGTTCTTCCCCTCATCCACATTTCCGCTTCCCGTAACAGAAGTTACTTTCATTGACCCACTACCAACAAAGGTCACATCGAAACCGGGTTTCTTGGGTTTTGGGGGATTCTCGATCACCACGTCTGTGGGCGGTTTGGGTTTAGGCATTGTTCATATCCTCCTTATTCTTTCGCATGTTATTATGCATCGTAGGAGATGACCAGGGAATCCAGGTTTTTAATCTGAAAATCAATCCTGGACGTCATCACATAGATGTGCAATCGCTTTTCGATATCCTTGTCAGTCTCGAAAAGGATGTTTCTTTGAACGCCAATTGCCAAGTTCTTGGGATCACACAGCAAGTGAGTTCCGTCCGGCCAATATGGCACGCGTTCAATGGTGATACCGCCATACTTTAACGGCTTGCCCTCAAGCAGGATAGCGTCGCCGAGTGCAGTGCTGCGGTTAGCTACTTCTTTGGCAATTGCCTCGTATGTAGCGTAGGAAACAATAAAACGCAGCTTGGGAAAGTTCGCCTTGAACTTCGACGGTAACTCAGCCAAGATATTAGGCAAAACCGTGCTCAGGTACGATGTGCTTCCGTTGTGGTCGTAAATGTGGGAACTTCCAACCTCATCCTTAATCAACTGGATGAATCCCTTCTCAATCGAGAAAAAGTTACCAGTAGACCCGTCACCGTTGATGGCGAGGTTTGCGAGGTCATTGGAGAACAACGTGGCAAAGCCACGAATGATCTGGTCTACACCTCCCCGCTTGGCAATGTTGTCCTCTACGAAGCTGTACGAGGGTTTGTATGGCAGGACAACCTCTGTGGTGCTCAGGGATCGCTTTGCCGTTGTGATGCCCACAGCATCGGACGCCGTACCCTCAGTAGCCTTTCTCAAACTCTGTTCGGCAATGTCGAAAGAGTCCAAGTCAAGCGTTGGACCGTTCATGTCAATAACATCAATCATCTTCAGTATGTTTTCCTGTTCGATGATCCACTGCATGAACTTGTCAAGCTGCTCAGCATTCAGTTTTCCATAACTGGCAATAGTAGTCCCCGAAGTAATCAAGGTATCCGTCTTTAGTGCAGCTCTTAAAAGTTGGTCGCTCATTATATCTCTCCTCCTATTCTCTATTTATTTCGTTAGCTGGGTCTGTACTCAGCCGGTATGAGGTTTGAAAACAACCCATGGTCCGCCTTCTCTGGTTGTTTTATGTCCCTTTCAGAGGTCTTGGACGTGTCCTGCCGACGCCCCTCCAAAGCCTCCACTCGCGGGGTTACATCTTCGGCGGTTTTCTTTGCTTCCTGCGCAACGGAGTCTATTTCCGCACACTTGGCTGTGAGGCTTTTCTTGGTTTCCTCAATGGCTGCCTCTATGCCAGCTATCTTCTCCGTAAGCTTGTTCAAACCGTCGACAAGCTCCTTGTATTGAGTTTCGTCCACGTTACTAACCTCCTTATTTTCCTGTGTCTGGTTTTCTGCCGTTTTCTCTACCCGCCCATCGGTTTGCTCTTTGCCAAGAATCTTCGAGACGAGCTTGGCAAGGCTTTGCAAAACCGTGTTTGGTTCCACATCGGCACTCTTGGCAACCTGCACAGTATCGGTTTGTTTAGAATCCGTCTTTTCCATAGTTTTTCCTCCATCGTACTCTCTTACTTGGGAAAGCCCAAATAGTGAAATTCCCCCATACTCACCCGCCAATATTTTGCCCCAAAGATCATCAGAATCTATCTTGATACCAACAGCCCAGGAACCCACAGGCACTTCAGGGGGATTAAAAAATGGATCACCTTCCTTTTTAGTGACCCACGACTCCACAACGCGAGCACCTATGTTGGTGTTCCTATCGTGGAGGATATCGATATTTCGTGCGAATCCGTTAGAAATGAAATTGTGTGCTGCTTTGGAAATTACCTGCGCGTCTTCTTTCGCTACGCCCTGATTCTGACTATCCCATCTACCGGGTGAGTAAACGACGCTATAAACCATCTGGCGCATCTTGTCTAGCTTGCAAGTTACTATTGGGTCTGTTTGGATTTCTCTGTCCCCGCCATCAGCAGTGCGCAAGATTATACCGTACCCAGTAGCGGGTTGTTTCCCATCGTGTGCTGTGGGGGGCTTGGTTAAGCCAATTGCGGTTACTTCGAGATCGGTTATAAGGAATCGTTTTCTATCTACGGGCAAGGATACCCTCCATATAGGTTTACATGTTTAGTGTAACACCGCAATGGAGGAACAAGCAACGGTCACATATTGGTTGAAGATGGGGGATAATAGGCAGGTATTCCATGCAGATATTTGAATAATGGTAGGATAAGTAACGGATGATTTTTATTATCTACAGGATAATTGGTCGGTAGTAACAACGGCAATTAGGATGCACGGGTATGAGTATGAATTGGTCGCCACGTCCAGCCAACTCACTTAGGGTGTGGATGAACGGGGAGATTATTTTAATATCTTCTGGGTTGTCAGAGTACATTATTGCATCTAATGTTGATAAAGCAGATGACATTGTGAATACTTTGCCGGATAACTCGGCGCAGACAACACAGCATCCAGGAAGTGCCACAAACTCAAAAGCTTCCACACGCTGTCTGTGCATGGCATAAATGGAACCAACGGAGCGAGCCATGTTAATGGCAACCGTGGCATGTCTTTGAAAACTAGGCTCCATCCGCACAAACCCGCGCTGTATTGCTTCGTAAAGCTCCTGCTGTGTTACTACACGATCCTTTGTTACACCCTCTATTTCGTACTCTACGTGCTTTCGTAAGGTGTCGTGGTAGTGATGTTTTAGAAAATACATGGTTATGTTGGCGAGGCGACTTATGTGTGTAGCCGGTGGGAATTTTATAGGGCTGCCTACGGAGCGCGCACCCATCCTATACGCGTCTGCTGTAAACCCCAATACCTTATTTCTCATCTGCGTTCCAAGATCACCCAACACGCCTATACGTCGCTCCAAAACATTATCTATCGTGGGGAATATGAAATCCTTTGTATGCCCGAAAGTTGTGTTTACTTCGGACACAGCTATGTGTGAAGCTCTTTCAAACTGAGCTTTGTACAAATCAACGATTGTTACCAAGATAACTATTTCCAGAAGCCACGAGCTGATTAAGCCGCGGTCTTCCACATCCTCCAACTCAGCATCGGACAAACGATCTGCTATGCCCTTTACCTCTTCTGGCAACCCATCCAGTATTTCTCTACGAAGACTAGTTATATCCTTTGGCATCTTAACTATCCTTAGTTTGTTTTGAAAACACTTTTGATACTGCCCCAAGAAGTTCCTGCTGCGTTTCCACCTTTTCTATACGCTTTGCCATGTCCTGAGTTATACTCACAGACGCCTGATCCATACCACCGCGAGCACCATTAAGGGCAGACAATCCGGCTGCGTTGGAAATTAAGATTATGGGTTCGTCAGCCCAGGGCTCCTTCCAAGGTTGAAGGTCTTTACCGAGTATTTTTCCGACCAAGCCCCGAATATCGTTGGGTGTTACCGCTCCCTGAATACGAGAGAGTGCCTGTGTTACCTTGTCATAGTCTACTACGTCCGGACCGCGAAGCACCATCTTCGTGTATCGAGCTCCGAACTCACGCTCATTTATCTGGTTAAATTTGTATTGGAGGAACATACGTTCCGGGTTAAGCACCCACTCCTCCACAACGCGCTTTGCCACTTCAGCAGAAGCTTGGGTGGTGTTGCCTCCCCCTAAAAATATATCGCCTATTCGGAAAGACGAACGAACGTAATCACGAGTTGTTCCCATGTATTCTTTGAACAGGGCTTCAGATTGAAGATAGGGGGTTATGGGCTTTATGTCTATAACTGGAGGTTTAGGACGATCCTCGGGCAGGAAATTTTCCAAGTCCGGAGTCTTGGCGTGAAGAACCAGTATAGAATAGAATTGATCGGTACTGTCCATCTTTTTTAGATTCTCAATATATTCGCGTATGTCCTGCTCAACCTTCTCCGGAACCTCTCCACCAGATACACAGATGATGAAATTTGGCATACCCTTGTTGCGAAAGAATGATTGGTTTACTGACTCGGCATCCTGTAATCCAACGATGGAGTCCAAGTTACTTACCCATCTCGGAGAACCATACGGAAAAGTGTGGGGATTGTAATAAGAAAAGTGAATTATTTCAGAAGCTTGAATTTTTGGATTTTCTGTGTATTCCCCTGTTTCTCGATCTACGCTTCTGATATCCCCCCACTCTTTGAAGTAGATTATTGCGTCCTCTGCATCCCTTCTCATTGCATACCGACGAAACCTGTGAGTACTCTTTACCTCCCTTATCTCAGTTCCTATCCGCACGGTGTAATTATAGTCTATCCCAACTGGGTCAGCTGCACACAATCGGATATTGTGGGGGAGCACGGGTTCAAACCCAGCAAGCTCTCCACTCTTTGTGCGAATCACCTCAAGGTAAGCATTGCCGGTTGTTTCCCGATCCCTAACAACACTACGAACTATTTCCACGAAAGAGCGTTTTGGGTTACATGTGCGATAAAAGAAATCCAACTCGTCTTTTTCCTGCTCCACCTCGGCATCCTCGATACTCTTGTCCTTAGCATCCCCAGTAGCTTCTATAGAGTAGCCAAACCCGCCAACTCCGACCTCTTTAAAGTCAATACAGGGGGATAGAATTGACGAGCCGGGAGGAACCTTTACCAGATACTCAAGGTTGTACTTGGGTTTTAATATATCTATACCCTTTGAACCACCATATTCTTTCTCGAACGAGTCCTCTGTGAACTGCTTTGTATCTTTTGCACGATCACCAGTACTTGGTTTGTCCTGATACCACCCAGGCTTTTCCACACGCACATTGGGACTAGATGTGTATGTTTTTGCAGCCACTTTGTATCCTTCTTTTTTACCAGCTTTCGTCTTCATCTACTTATCCTCCCTGAGTATTCTCCTTAGTTATTATCTTTCCCTCAGCCTCATTTACGCCCCAGTCCCAAGGCGTCTTTATCTTCTTCCTACGCCACAGGAGCCAAACTGAGTACACTGCGTACCTGAGAGCATCCACGAAGTCGTCGTTGACTTTGTGTATCTCCCCGAACACGCCCGGGGCTTTTAATTTCCGCGACCAGCTTTCCAACTGGCGAATAGTATGTTTGCATGACTCCATGACGTGTAGCATGGGTTTGCCGGTAATTGGGTGGGGTCGTAGAAGTGTCTTCAGAAGCTGTATGCTCCAATTTATATCATTTGCTGCTTTGTAGGTGCGAACGTTGCCAGCTTGCAATTCCAAACGACCAGCACGGCTACTTGGGTCTGCAAAGATAATGTTGGGGTATGTTCCATCCACACGTCCGTTCTTTATTTCCCTTATCTGGTCGGCAGCTATCAGGTTACGTCTGCCGAATTCTGAAAACACATATATTTCAAAAGTTTTCTTGTTTATTGCTACTCTTTCGTACGTAAACGGATGGTCTGCTCCAAAATCTATACCACCCACTATCATCCACTTGTCCCTGTCATTCACTGGGAATGACTTTACTACGTGGGTTTTTTTATCAAACTCGGGCAGGATACGACCAGATTGGTATTTCCAACACTCTTCCGGGTTTTCCGGATACCACTTCGGTCTGTCGTCCCCACACGTCCTGTCCTTGTGCCGACGAAACTTTATCTGCTCAAGAGACAGATTGTGTTCTTGAGTAAGGGCTTCCTCCTCTTCTGTAAGATTTATTTCCTCTCCTGGTAGAAGTGGTATCCTGTATTCTTCGTGCAGGAACCAAGGAATGAATATGGGTATGAACGACCCCCTCATATCCGGTGCGCCCCTTCTGCCATTCCTGACCCACTTTTTAATTACGTTGAGATTGTCTTTGCATAAATCCCACTTGTCGAAGAACACGCCTGTTGGTTCGTACGCGGTGCTCTCTAACGAGAGAAATCCGGATTCTATAGGTAGACACTCACGAAGGGCAGAGAGGGTATTGTAACCTCCCTTTGGCCACAACCCAGCTTCCGTGGCGTGCACAAAATTTAAGGTTCTGGCAACACCACCAGTTTCACCACCACCAGCAGTTCCAATCGAGAACTTCGATTCAAGATCACAAAAGTCTAGTTCTTTTTTGTTCTTTGTTCTCCGCGCTGGACGAAAGTCGGGGGGCAGGTATTTCCAGAATGTTTGTGATTTCTCAAACACGGCTTGCGATGTTTCCCTATCATGCGCAAGTACCAGGGCTTCTATGCCTGGGCGGGTAGCTGTAGAATGGAAACCAAGAGATTGGCAAAATGTCGTGATTCCTTGTTGCCTGGCTTTTAATATTAAGAAGTGTGGCTGAAGTCCAAGATGGTATGCCCAGAGCATTGTGGCATACACATGTCTTTGCGTTCTATTCCATACGAAATTTACCAGCTTGCCACTTTTGTCTTTTATTTTTAGGAAAAGGGCACTGTATAAGCGTTGATTGTGAAAGAGTCGCCTACAGTTCCTGTAATCCTCAGGCGTTATTTTCTTCTTCGACACTATCTGTCTCCAAACCCTGCCTGGCTCTTATTATTGCGCTGCATCCAAATACGGGAAATTTACGCTCCAACTGCACTACCTTGTGAACGAAGTATTCCCAGGAGCCTCCCTGCTCCTCCTCATCCTCCCGCTTGACTTCCCTACGAAGCTTTAACATGCTGTCGAGCAGCTTTACGATTTTGTCTACATCCGGGTTGTTGCGCTTCTTTTCCTGATTAAGGAGGGTTTCTAAATACTTGATTGCTTCTGTGGGATTGGATAGGGAAACGTCCTTTTTTAAGGTAATCTCGTCCTTGTACTTTTCAATTTTTCGTTTCCACCGATCCGTGGTGTAAACCGAGTGAATAAGAGCAATTATAGCCTCTTTAGGAACCATCTTTAGTTGTGGGTATTCTGAACACATGGTTTCATAGATTTCTGTGCGTACCTTCCCACGAGCATAGAACCGAGCTACTTGCTCTTTTTGCTCCTCGGTAAGAGACAACTTATCCGACATTCGTGGCATACCTACGATACCTCCCACGAACGGACTCGGGGGAAAGAGTAATTCCCCATGTGTCTTTTATAAGTTTGGATATAAGCCTGAAATTTAACCCATGTGCGTACGCAGAGCAGATTAGTCTGCGTATTTCTTTGTGATTCATAGGTTTAGAATAGCATAAAGGCGGGGTATCTGTCAAGTAAAAAACATTAACAGTACGTTAAACAGCTATGAGTTGCTGTTTTCTGCTACTCCTAGGTATATTGTAGCCGGGGTAGCCTGCCTCTTTGAGAATGCCCTGCATGATTTTCTCAGGCACTTCAAATAAATCAGAAATGGTAGACAACGGGTACTTAAACATTTTTAGTATCAAAGCTGTGGATATTGTTTTCCCCCGTGAAACCAAATCAGCTACGTATCTGCTCAATTCCTCTGGCTGCACCTGTACCTGACCAAACATGCCAATAAGGTCATCCCAGTCTATTTCAGCAACCTCACAGCAGAAGTCAGCTGGCAGGTAGGGTAGGCAGCCCTCTTCGGTATTGCGGTATTTGCAATACAGCCACTCCCTATCCCTGTCTATGTCCCTCTGTTCCTTGCGGGATGGCGGACTTAAAATAGACCAAATTGCATCCTCAAGAATTGCAATTGCCAGCACTTTGTAATTGTGCATTGTTACTCCTCACAGGACGAAACACGACCTTCTCATCAGTAACCAGTGTTAAGCATGGCATTATAATTGCACGTATCTCTTCATTGGTAATATTAAAATTGTACCTCAACAATGTTTTCAGGTGTTCAATATCGTACTCCTCGTGTCTGGTTTCCTCAAGAAAAACGTCGTACTTCCCATTAGAAATAGATTTGAGAGAACATCGGATTAGTATATTGGAAAATATACGCTGTATCCGTGTTCTGAGATACTTCTCTCTCTTTTCCACTTTTAATAGTTCCTCAATCAAAACAAAACCCTCGTCGACGCCGCCAAGTTTGTGTCTCTCTTCCCCTTTAAGATTTGTTTCCAACTCGTCTACCGTAGTTATCCCATCCGTTTCTCGTCCCATGATATTACCTCCCGCATTCAAATATTTTTATAGCTAACGCGTCTAAAACGCCCCGTAACTTGCTACGATAAAGTATTACGTTTTTGCCAAGGGAACTACGAAGACTATTAACTCCGCGCATAACAAAATTTGTTGTGTCTTTTATTTGGACGCTGTTTGCATCTTTAGGCAAGTCCCTTATGGCATCTTCGTAAACTTTTATTTGCGACGTTATTGCCTCATGATTCATTGTCATTTCCATTCCTCCATATCTCCCCAATTCTTACCAACCTCTACCGAGACGGGTGTTGGCACTACCAACGTCACAGCCATACTCATGGTGTGGGATAGCTTCGATATGAATTCCCTTAGTAGCCTATCCTCGACCTCAAATAGTAAATCGTCGTGTATTTGTATCAGGGGGTGAACGTTCCCAAGCCCCCTGTAGGCGGGTATCATTCGCCTCATTGCCTCTTTGATAATGCCTTGTGCAGATGACTGTATGCGAGTGTTTACTGCTTGACGAAGACCAGCTTCCCGTATCCAATAATGTGCGCTACGAACTTCCGGTATGTATCGGATTCTGCCAAATATATCACGTACCAGCTTGTTTCGTTTAGCATAAGCCTTAGTAGACTCAATATATTTTTTGACAGCTGGGCGCAGTTTGAAATAGTCCGCTATAAATTCCGAACACTTATCCACATCCCAATCTATCCCTATTTCAAATAGCTTCCTTTGCAACCCGTCTGGTTGTATACAATAAACAACACCAAAGTTTACGGTCTTTGCTACGCGTCGTTGGGATTTCGTTGGGGAAGAGACTCCGAATATGTCACAAGCTGTTTTGTTGTGGACATCCTCATTGTTGTTAAACGCCTGTAATAGAGACGGGTCTTTTGAGATATGAGCCAGGACACGAAGCTCTATCTGCGAATAGTCGGCAGATACGAAAGAGTAATCGGGGGGAGCTATGTATCCCCTACGTATGTCTTTTGCCCCCTCCCCGCGCTTTGGTTGGTTTTGTTGGTTGGGTTCCGAGGAGGCAAGCCTGCCAGTTTCAGTTCGCGTTATTGAGAACCTGCTATGAACTCTGCTACGCGAATCCGCGTGTTTTGGTATTGAGTCTATGTAGGTGGACTTTAGCTTGTGAAGCTTTCTGTACTGTAATAACAAATCTACAACACTGTGTGAACCTTGTAATGTTGTAAGTGTTTCCATATCTGTGGATATGTTCCCCTTGTTTGTTGTTTTTACCTGTTCTAATCCCAAATCCACAAATAGGAGCTGTTGTAAATCTTTAGTAGAACGGACATTGACATCCCATCCAGCTATCTTGTTAATTTCTGCCTCGATACTGGCAAGCTCCTCCCCGTATTTCTCGGAAAGATGCTTAAAATGGTTCAAGTCTACTAGGATTCCTCTCTGCTCCATATCACAAATCATGGGGATTGTCCCCATGTCCCTATAGAGCGTGTCCTCTAAACCAAACTCTCGTATCTCCTCCGCGAGTATTGGGTAAATTCTAAATGTGGCATCAGCATCGCGTGCGCTATAGCGGATAACTACGTCTTCGGGAACATCGAGCAGACTTGGTTCTGGCATCTTCCCGAGAACCTTTTCCACCTCCTCCCGACCATCTTCGGGTTTTGTGCTATTCCACAACGAGTATGGATTCTCGCGATTATCACAAGATTTTATAAAGTATGCCTCAGCTTTGTTGCCTATATTTCGCGCTTGTGTTACCCGTGGAACCTCGCCTTTGCTTATCATCCGGTCAAGCACGTCCTTTGTAAGCATTCCAACGGAGTCCAAACGCTCCATACGCTTGACTACGGTTTTTTCTTTGACATTGGACCGCGGTTCCCACCCTGATATTTTTATAGGGGCGTCTTTCCACTCTTCGCGACAAGCATCAAGCAGGTATCTTTGTATCCTTCTCGCATCGCCCATTTTCAATATATCACTGTACATGTGCATGTGCATACCAGCTATGCGATATGCTAATAGCTTTAACTTCTTGGGTTTGTTGCCAAGTAAGTATGCCATTGACATAGTATCAACAAAATTAGCTATTTTCACACCCATCTTTTCCAAAACTGGCAAGTCAAATGTAGCATTGTGCAAAATACTAATCAAGCTGTTTTCTAAGATATTTTGATTAAGTGCGGATAATACGTCTGAATTACTTTGGAAGATAACAAATGCCTCTCCAGGATGTTGGGAAAACGATAAGCAGTATGGTTCTCCAGATACCGTTTCCGTATCCAAAGCTATTTTGGGTATATCTGGTCTGAACACGTCTTCTAATTCGGACACTGTAGTTATTTTACGATAATTTTCCTCCTTGGCATACCGGTCAACGGGTATAGTGCTCCTTTCAAGCAACCCGTCACGAATTACCTTTCCAGCGAACACAAAATCTTCGTATATCTCCTGCATAATGGAGGTGGTGTGTAGACCGGCTGCTGGGTGGTACGTGACTATTACCGCGCATTGGAGCTTTCCAGAGGGCAGGGGAATCTCCACATTGAACGCATTGCCATGCGCACGTTCGACATTGTGGTTTGCGCCGAGGAAGAACTTGGATGCTGTGCTACCCATCGCTATTATGTAACGAGGCAATCCGGATTCGAGTTCTTTCCATAGATAAGGTTTGCAAGCATCTATGTGCTCTTTCTTCGGTTTTTTATCTTGGGAAGTGGGGAGGCACTTGACTATGTTCGTGAAATAACATGTGTTCGGGTCTATTCCACCCTGCTTCAGATAATTACTGAATAACTCTTCTCCTGTTTTCCCAACAAAACACTCACCGGTTAAATCTTCGTTGACGCCTGGAGCCTCCCCAACAACAAAAGTATCCATTCCTTCTGGAAGTATACCCGAACCCCTAGCCCATTTCCCAGGGACTACGTTCTTTCTATTCTTGCAAAGATCACACAAAGCACAGTTTTCATCAATCCACGACGTCATTGACTAATTTCCTCCATTACCTTGGAGGCTATGGACTTTCCGATTCCGGGGATACCTAGCCATTGTGACAATTCTGAGTTTATTAGACCCCTGGGTGTTTTAAAGACTTTGGCTACTTCAGCAGAGCGTTTCCACCCAATTCCTGGCAGCTCTTTTGCCAGCCTACGAGTCAGACCGGGCTTGTTGTAGGTTATCGGCGGGGTATTCTGAAAAGCCAAGTGAGCTCTATGCTCGTTGTACTTCTTTGAATTCCACCAGTGGATAAGGCTACGGATGTATAGAGCTGTTTGGCGAATAGAGTGTGTTGTTACTACGTGTACGTTTGAGATTATTGTAAGGGTGTTCAGGGCACATACGAACTCGCGGTAAGAGTACTTTCGTTTGCCCAATCGCAAGTCTGCCCAAGCCTTTCCACGCTTTACCTGCATTGTTCCGGATTTTGGATTGGGTCGCCAAATACCCTCTACTATCAAATACACGTAATTGTAGGAATTGAGCATCCCAGGTATCTGGTGTCCAGCGAGTCTGCCACTAGTAAATGAGTGGAGGAAGTCAGGGAGGGTTTTACGCTCCACACCGATCAGTATTCGTGCGTTATCCTCGCCATTGCCAGAAAAGGAAACATCGCCGAACTCCAACCTGGCTAATTCGGCGATGTCTTTTAATAGTGGAAATAGTTTGGTCTTTTCATGCATTCGGTTATCTATATAAAGTGGCATTAGGTAACGTCCTCCGGGTCACAGTCGAGAATGAGTGCTTTAAGCATGGTATATGTGCACATGTCGCCCGAGATCGTTATTCCCTCGAGCTCTTTGTTGGGTCCACACTTCGTGATGAGGATTTCGGGTTGTTTTTTTTTCTTATCCCAGCTTGTAAGCAGGGAAATATCTGACAGGAAGTTGTCTTTGGAAAACCCATCCAACGTGCGTTCCCCTGTGCAACTATTTCCGACATAGACATCTTTCAGTTTGTGGGTAATTATTAGATTCACGCCACGATACCGGGCACGTTGAATAATGGATTTCCACACTGCATTCACCTCCACGTAGTGTTGTGGCATCACCTCGGTAACTTGACCCAGGTAGGCGAGGCGAACAATTTCCCAGAGATCACCACCATCATCAATAGTTGCATATTTTAACCCCGAACAAAGAACGGCATTGTACGCCTCGTTAAAATCCCTATACAGAGGAACAAAATTCTTGATATTGTCTTCCTGAACACCTCCACTGTCCTCACGTAGCGGGCTTTTTACATTACCAGAGAACCTGCTGGAGACTTTCACAGAGGGCGGGTAGAAGGTTTTTATGTATAAACCGTCAATGTTGCCATCCTTATCAACGTCAAGTTTGTCTTTGATACCTGAAATGGCTCTGGCTTCCCCATGGTCGAAGTTAAAAAAGGCGTGGGGTTTTGGCGCGGTAAGCGCGAACGTTGTCTTGCCCGAAGATGTTTCCCCGGATATTGAAATTACCCAAGCTCTTTCGGTGTCGGGTTTTGTCTTCTCAAACCCGACAGACGCAAGTTTCTTTTCATCCATTAAAATCTCCTAGTAGAAAGAGTGGGAGGGAGCTGAAAGGGATAACTCCCTCCCCAAGCGCATAGGATTGAACCACCACTATGCAAACCAACAAAGTAGGACGAGAATAGGAGGAATTATTCCTCCAGGGAGAGAATGCCGTTTTCAAACTTCCACTCATCCGAACTGGCAAGGAACTCGTCAGAGCCAACAAGATCGAGTACTAAATTGCGCTCTGCTGGCGACGCAAACTCAGCCTTATTTGCCTTGAGCACCACATGAGATTTCTTCATCGGCTTTCCGGATGCTTCAAGGATTTCAAGGATGGTCAGCTTGGCAACGTCTTCGACTTTGGAAACTTCCCCACCACCCTTTGTAGGCGCGCTATCATCACCAAGAATTTCATCAATAAGGATCGTGTTGCCTTTGCTCATCTGCGTGTTTCCGCTTCCGCCCCAAATCTGGGAATTGGGAACGGATTTCAAGCGTACTTTAAGATCGTTGATTTCGGAGATTGTCTTAAGCTCTCCATCAAACCCTGCATCGTAGAGAGAGGTAATAAAAACTCCGAACTTCGTGTTTTCGTGGATTTGTGCGCCTGTCGGGGAGATAAGTTCATCTCCGTTCTCCGATGGCACGAACGATGCAGGGTCGCCAACCTTGTACATCTGGGGTCTGAGATTACGAATTTCCTGCTTCGGAACAAACGTGACCTCTAAGCACGCTTGCTTTCCCGCAGTAGGGAACGCGAAGAACACGAATCTGGCATTTGTGATGGTAGCCTCCACACCATCCAGAAACCCGGATCGCTTAAACTGATTCAAAGGAACCTTGTTACCCTCTGTCATACCTTTTCCTCCTTAATTTAGTCATCATGCTATTTTACAGCAATTTTTATGCCAACTGGTGTGGGATTGTACCGAATTGTTGTTAAATAGAACCAATCTGGTGCAAATTCTTGGAATCTTCGGAAAAACCAAAACATGTGATCGTCTAGTATGAACGTTTCACAAACATCATCCTGGGAACGGACACCACGACCACACGCTTGGACGAATTTTTGCATTGCGATGTAGTTTGGGTACTCTGGATCGCTCTTCTTCCTCAACGCCATTAGCTTTCCACGAGTATCAGGGAATGGCACTTTTGCCACTATTTGCCAATAACACTGGTCGCCTGGGAAATCGTACCCCTCCACAATTGATGGGGATATCAGGATACTGGGAGCTGTTGAGTTTTTAAACCGCTCCACAACCTCTGCAAGATTGTTTTTGTAATGGGTAATCATGTACTTTTTAAAACGAGATTTGGACATGATTTGCTGGCAACGTTTGTAAGAAACCCCGTGTATTATGCCCTTCCTGTCCAATCGTGACTCGATTATCTCATCCACACGCTTCATATATGTGTCAAATTGAGCACTACTCATGCGGAAATCAACACGAGTTGTAGGAATATGATACACCAGCCTGTTTTGTAAGGGGAATGTGTGCTTGTATGAGAAATAGTCGTAATCTTTGATACCTATGAGAGATAAGGACTTCTGGCAGATATTGGCTGACATGGTTATAACTTTGGGTATTCCCGAAAAAAGAAGCTCCTCGGACAACTCACCAGCCCAAACGGGTGTAAATACGCAGGAGCCTTTAGATTTCTCAAGTAACCAGTCATCCGCGTGGGAACGTACTGTTTCCAACCCCCGCTCAGCTATTTTGAGATCTGATATCTCACGCAACAGGGGTTTATCAAAATCAGTCGTATCCTGGTTGAACTCGGAATGTAATCTATCTATCCTATTTGTTATCTTGCCCCCCTCATACAAAGCCCACGCGGTCAGATCGGACTCATCTGGCGGGGTGGATAGGAGATCGGATCGGATAGATATTGTTGCTGCGTTGCACAATTGTGTATGTATGTTATGCGCTTCGTCACATACAAGCAAATCGAACTTGCCAAGACCCCTGCCAAACCTATTAATGGTTATGAAATAGGAGTAGTTTGTGAGAACTATGCTGGCTTTAAGAGCTGCCCGGTATTGGCGTATGTATGGGCAGGTACGGGTACGAGGGCAATCATACCCCATTCGACAGGGTCCATAGTTGGCAGAGTCGCCAGTGAGGAGGCACTTGTAGGCATTTTGACCACGAATATCTGCTACTGGGAAATCTTTGGCTATTTGGTCTTGTAGGGCTTTGGTGGAGGTTAAGATGCACACACGCTTCCCTAATACCTTGGCTATGGTGTAATAAGTTAATGATTTGCCAGAGCCGGTTGGTTGAGACTGCACCACGAAACGTTTTTTGGACGTAAGAGCATCATGGATAGCTTCCCACTGGCTGGCTCTCCACTCTTGAAACTTGTCCGATATGTCTAGTTCCTGCGGTCGCAATGGTACTATAACTGTTTCCCCATTCCATATCTTCAACCTCATACTATTCCTTAACCTTTCTTTTCTTGCCAACCTTCACGGACTTGGAAGACTTGGAGGCTTTTTCATACAACGGCTGTATCGCAGCCAGGAAGTGTTCACGGAAGAACTTATTCTTTATCTTCTCCACCTCGTGTTTTACGTTAGCTAGGACAGATACAGCTTCCTCGTTGGCTCCTGCTTTCAGGAGGGATGCTACGGTCTTCTTCATGTCCTCTACGCTACGCATGAACTCTATTTGACGAATGTTGGCACAGACTATGTTGTCTACAGCCTGTATCTGTCCCATAAGGGATGTTATAGAAGTGTCCAAGGTGCTTAGGTAGCGGAGGTGTCTTTTCACAGCATCCCGTATTACATCCTGTATGGTTCTATACGGGAAAAGCCTGGATTGGAGTATATCCTGCATGGCAGCCAGGTACATAGGGGACATACGGAGGTTAACACGTTCGCTATTTCCACGGGCATCCGTAGCGGGCACTACGAACTCATCGGGGTTATAATCCCCCTTTTTACCTTGTTTTTTACTACTTGCCATTACTGCTCCTTCCTCGGGCGACCTCTGCCCCTGTTATACTGCTCCTCTGTTATTTTGCCATTTAGAACATCCTGAATACGGCTAAGGTGGTAACGAATACGGCTCTTCTCTGTCTTTGGGAGGTCGGATTCGAGCTGTTTGGTTAATTCGTGAGCTTTACCGAGTAAAAACACTATACTCCCCCTAGTAATATATAATAATATATATATATATAATATATAGGGGGTAGGGGGTGTGGGGGAAGGGGGGCAGAGCCCCACTGAACACCACCAAAATCAGCATCTTGTACCTCTCGTAACCGTTTGGTAAAGTCTGGTACACTGCACAGGGAAAAGATTTTTTTTACAAGATGTTGTATGCGGGGAGGGAGGCTAAGTACAAGATGTTGTATCTCGCAGTAAGAATGGGTACGGGAAAAACGGTTAAAATGCACAAAAATGGACAAAAGTGTATCTTGCATTTTTTTACCGAGAGGTACAATATGTTGTATGTCCTGCATTATTTACTGCTCCTTATCTATAAGTTCCCATCTGCATTTCTTCATGGAGTCGAGAATAAACTTGGATTTACTACCCTCATCCAGTATTTCCTCGTGGTGGAACAGGAGGTGTTGGGAATTGAGGTCAAAACCCACTAGTTGGAAATCCACGAGGAAAAAATCATCGTATGATGAACCTGGGATAACAACTATGGGAAGAATAATCTTGTCTGTGGCGGGGTTTTGTTGTGTCGGGGGCACAAGGGTATTGGGTATCTTTGTTACCTTCTTGAAAACCCGCGCCTTATTATTACTTTGTAGGCGTAAGTAAAATATAGCTTTCACAATTCACTCCTTTATAAATTGGTGACAAAAAATGTGTCAACTTGAAGATACTCTTCAAAATCGGGGAGTATGGGCGTCCAGCTGGCATCGCAGTTAAAGCGTTCAGCTGGGAGGGTAGCCAGGAAGGGTATAAAGTAGGTGTAGAACTGGATACGGTCGCTAAAGGCTTCCCGTACAGCCGGGGTGCTGTGTGATGAGGTAAAGGGATAAGTACGTATATAATTGGCAAATCCTAAAGCTTTAACTGTATTCTTGTATGTACGCATATTCCCACAAGCATGAAAGTCACTATCAGATGATTTTAAAGGGCAATACGAGCAGTGCCCATCAGAGCCCTCGTTGTATAACATACATAGGGGACAGTATGCCGCAGAAAGAAATTGCTCCCCAAGCGGTTTTAGGTACTTCAGCATTACCCTAACACAAGCGTCAAGGCACTTTGCTTTACACCCGCACATACGAAATCTAAAACCGCGGAAAATCTCCTCTGGCAACTTCTCTATTACATGCCTCTGTTCGGACAAAAATAAGCCGGGGATTGTCAAGGAATAACACTTTACAAGGTATTCCTTGGAAGGGTCTTCCGAGTACCTCTCCGCATCCAACATACGTACGATGTGGCGTATGTAGGGGATTATGTGTCTGGATGCCTTGCGCCTGTCCGCTTCCGACATGCCAAGACTATCCTTTTTTGAGTCATTCATATTAAATTTCCTCCTCTATCCATGTCAGGCATATAACCTTGACGCACGTAGAAACGGTATACTGTGACGATGCGATTCATACGGATGCGGTTCTTTGCCGAGTCGGGCAACTTGCCGGTTGTAGCCTTGTTGTAGAACGATGTAAAGTATTTTGGGTTTACAGATACGTAATGGGACAGGGTGTCAAATGTTACGCCACAGCATACCAAGTTATCTACGGCTTGTATGAAGTCATTTGTAAGGGTTAGAATGTTCATTCTACGTTGCTTTCCCTTCTCCTATTGAAACTCTCCACTGTTTTGTCGACATCTTCTTTGTCGTTAATATCAACAGCACAATCAATGTACTCTCCAAAACAGCCATCTGTTTGGCAATATAGGGAATACCAAACATTGCGTTTCTTAGGGAATTCGAACGGGGCAATGGTGAAATCGTAGTCAAAAACCATCTCGCTTCCACAAAAAGGGCACGACTTAAACCGCTTTGCGATTTCCTCTGCTCTCCTTTTCATCTCTCTCGTTGGGTATTTCATTCTGTATTTTTCGCCTCCTTACAAACTTTCACCCATGTCTTACACGCATATTTAATGACTTCTGGATTACAAAGGAGAAAGGGGTCTGCCGGGAAGTCATATACCGCTTCAGCGTACCTAAGCCGATCCAAAACCTCTTCCCGTTTGGCTTCCTTCTCCCTCTTTTCTTTCTCTGCCTTTTCTTTTTCCGACCTGGCAATTTCTGCCTCCGCATGTTCAAGGTACGCGAATACACCTTTTATATCAGACAAAGTAACTTCCTCCTCCTCATTACTGCTCTTCCTCTCCCTTTCTTTTTCCAACCTAGCAATTTCTGCCTCCACATACTCGTTATAACGTCGGATAAGGAGGACGACACCGGAGAGATAAGAAGCCGGGAGTTTGAACAAAGGTGACTCAAGTGCGGAAGTGGGGAGCTTGAGGAAGAATGCCTTCCCCGTTCCTGGGAAACCTTTTAAATCGGGCTCCATTTTGCGATTATACCATGCCCAGGTGATTGTTTGGCAAGGCTCAAGATTTGCATAGGTGGTGTAAGTATCGCCATTTGTCATATGAACGGTAAAGTTTTTGTACCTGATAGTATCCGGAACATCCATACATAATACCTTGCCATCCCAAGCATCGGGACTGGCTTCTCGGGTAAATTCGATCTTGAGGCACTTACCGCCTACTACAACTTTCTCCTTGTGTGTGCGCTCGTATTCGAGCATTTTCTGGTTGTACTCCTCAATAGCTGCTTTCATAAATGGGTACATAATGTTGGGAACGAACAGTTCATCATAATCACTACCGGTTGAATTGCCACGAACATAGAAAAGCTTCTCCCCTTGGGACACGGCAGGCCAGATACATGATCGCAAGGAGTACCCATTAGATGCTACGAACTCAAGCGAATTGGATATGCTGGGGGGATAAAAGCTACCCATTCTGTGCTTTTGCTTCAATATTACAGCTTCCCAATCAACAGAATTGGGTATGGGGGTGAATTTGACCTTCAGATAATCACCACCAACAACTTCCTCCTCCCTTTCCAACTCCTTCGCCATGTACTTGTTATACTGTTCGATAGCTTCGGATAGAAAAGGGATAAGGTATTCGGGGGCATCGAATGTGTACTCACTCGCGGATACGTCGGATACGTCATCTTCACGGATCACGTCGAGGATAATGTCACCGTTTTCATCTTTACGAACACCTGGTGATCTGCCGGAACAAATACATATACTGCTACACTTGTACATGGTTTCGCTAAAGTAGACGTTTGTATCAATATCGGGTTCACGAAGCTTGAGAGGTTTGTTAAAATTGGAACGAACGTACATCTGCTGCTGAATTACACCACAGTACCTGCCGGGGACACGCTGATCCCACATAATCTTTAGGTACTTGCCACCACATTCCTTACCCACGTACCCACCGAAGTACTGTTCCATATTGCTGTTATACTTATTGATTGCCTCGTTAATTATACAGAATTCGTGGTCGGTTGCCTGAAATTCATCGTCGTCACGATCAACGTGTTTTCCCCGTACATCAAAGAGTATCCGGGTTTTTGATATGGATTCGATGGAGGGAAGGTCAACAGATTTCATGTGTACTATTACATCACCAACCGCAGAAGTTTGTATCTTGGGATTAAAATACCACTTATGTCCTTTCTTTGCTATTGGGTAAAAGTCCTCCCAACGGTATGTCTGGTCAATTACCCTGCCGACGTAGCATTTATCTTCCCGGGATGTACAGGGCAAGCGTTTCCAGGATATCTTGAGGTATTCACCACCTACCACGATCTCTTCGGAACGGGTTTCAATAGTGGCCATTGCCTGATTGTACGCACTCACAAGTTTGGCAACGTGGGAAATATCAGAGCTTTCCCTAGGTTGGATGCGGAGAATACTATTATCCCGATTCTTGTCTCTACCTCGTATGTAGAGGACAAATTTGGTAATCTGGGGAGCATTTACAGATCGTATGCTTATAGGGTTCTCAGGTACGGAGAATTCAAACAAACCATCAGGAATAGCTGCCTCACCACGGCACATCTGTTCCAATATTCTCCCTTCCCAAGCCCCATCTGGCTTCGCACTCCACCCAATCCGGAGGTATTTACCCCCCATAATCATGTCATACATACTCTTTCCTCCTATATTTTATTCTGACTTTATATGCTTTAATAGTCTTCTAATCCCTACCAACGTCAAACAATCAGGGTATCCTTGTATACCTCGTGATAGAAGATGTCCCCAAAATGAGATAGAAGATCAATAATATGAGCCACAACGTACTCCTATACAAATGGATTTTCAGGAATAGCAATCGAGAGACACACTAGGAGAAGGAAGAGAACGGCAGCCAGGAGGTAAAATAACGAACACTCCAAGTCCTTACGATTCTCATTGATGGACGATTGGCGAATATACACGACTGCCGGTTCTCCTTCCCTCGGGGGTTTTGTATGTTTGCTACACGATGGTAGGTATTACGCAATTATCATGCCAGAAGTAGGAAAAAGGGCAACAAAATGATGCATTTCTGCGTTATCGGGAGGCGAGATTTTAAGGATGTGCGAAAATAGGCACAAAGCCCGATGGAAAATACCTGAAAAATTCGTGAGGGCAAGCATCGCTTATGTTTACACCAACTGTCCGAAATTCGTACACTCCCCCCCAGTGCATAAGATTTGTATGATGCAGATATCCAGGGATATCAATCGTGTACACTAAAACCCATTGAAAAACGTCAAAATATGGCATACCTAGTAATACAAGGTATATTGCACAATTATTGTGCAATCGTGCGGATTTTCGCACAAAGCCAAACTACAACTAAAGGCAAGTCTTAATAAGTTTGTATAATTCCTCGCATAGTTAAAATATCACACTGTGCAATCATGCATGAAACACACACAATGTTGAATTACCTTGTCTTGTGCATGTATTTATTTTATCCACATACAGTACATATAGTACATACATAACCAGTGTGTACAATATCTTGTATGTACGTGATGTAAACGTACAAATAAATGAAAAAAAACGTATCCAGAGCTTGACAAGTGTGGTGCGTTGTGTGATTGTTATTGTGTTGTTTTGGTCAAATTAAATAGATGAGAGGAGATATTAAAAATGAAAGTAACGTTTGAAAACCGGTATCACAAATCAAAATGCACAATTATGGTTCGGGGGAATACCATATCGCCTGGACAAGCGAAGAAGTTGAAACTCACACTGTGTGGGTCTATGGATTGTGATTGCAGTGGGGAGTTAGGGATCACGGATGATGCAATCTTGCCCAATGGTACAAGGACCGGCATCACACCTGATCTCAAGGTTATGGTTTACTAGGATTGTAGAGATTCAGTAAAGAAATGCAGAATTATATCACGAGGAGATTTATCATGAATAAAAAAAACAAAACCATCGAGCTACTGTCTCAGTATTTCGGTGCTATTTGGGACTGGTTTGACCACAAACGAGGTGATACCGGTTACGGTTGCGATGTTTACTGGCATCGGGCTGATGATACATGCAACGCCAAAACCCAGGGGTTTTCGGGTTATGGCGATGCGGATGACGTCCTGGTAGATACTATTAACGATATTGACGATTTTGACGACGACATCGGCGATACGCGTTATGAGTTCATTGCTATGGCAATCGATTGCTATGGCGATGATGCTTGGGATAAATTTTTAGATGCCGTTTCAATTAGCGATGAGTGAGCTTGTTGAGTATGCCTTTGTGCTACTATCACAATCACTTTTGAATTTAAAATTTAAAAAACGAAAGGAGATATTAAAAATGAAAAAACGAAAAAGCGAAATCTTAGGGGAATTAAACCCCATTAAATCCAAATTTGTGGCGAATAATACCATTTGGTATAAAACGCTAAGAAAGGAGTGTATTCGTCTCCATGAAACGGATGTCATTTCCGTCAATAAGAAAACCGGTATTATGACATTGAATACTGGAGACTGGTACACACCCACAACCAAGGATAGGATCAACAGATTTCAAACTCGGGTAATAATCCAACAAAAACAGGGAATCTGGTATGTATGGAACAAGAACGGAAACAAAACCGGACCGGAATCAATCTTTTACGATGGAATAAGGATTGACCGGGAAGGAAACGTTTTAAACCCACGAAAAAACGACAGGGAAAAAGACGAGATCAAAACCCTGATCAAGCAATATTGTAATGTCATCAAACAGTATGACAAATTTCCTCAAGGCGAAAAAGAAGAGGAGATGGAATCATATTATTATGAGATTCCCCTGGATAAAGGGGAAAAAGGACGTTTAAGGCGTTATCTCAAACGATGCATCAAGAAACAAGTTGTTTCCACACAATTTCTTTTGTCTGTGTTGTACCAAAGGCGAATACGCACATTTGTTGAGCTGCTTTACATCGATGGGGATATGTGGCAAAACTGGAAAAGCCGAATAGCCGGGGAAGTGGAAAATTATCTAAAAAGATGCTTTGGTATAGGATATGCATAAGTTAAAGCGAGATAACGAAGGGAGGAAATAAACATGAGTGTTAGACTGTGCGAAATCTATAAACGGTTTAAGGGCGAAAAAACCCTCATCCCGTGTATTTTCCGCGAGGTGTTTGAGGATCACAAAGAGGGCATCTTAGACGCAATCCGAAAAGGGGAGCGTCATGTCAACCTTGACAATTCCAGGGAGCTTGTTTTGTTTTATTAGCGAATAAGGGATAGCTCCCTTTTTCTTTTTGATGTTTGGTTCCAAAGTGTAACCAAATATAAAAATAAAGAAGGGAGATTGTTAAAAATGTATGAAACACAAGAACAAATGCTTTCGTTGTTTCCACACAATTTTATATTTAAAAATTTAAAAAAAGGAGATATTAAAAATGAAAACTAAATTAATCGACGACGGTCACGAGATTTGTGGGTTTGTGGGCAGCGATGATCCCGTAAGCCCCTACATGGAAACCCTCTATCTATATGAGGGCAAATATTACGTTTTGACCCGAAACAGAGAGAGATTTGGAGACTGGGATGTACGCCCAATATGTGAAGAGGAAGCATCCCAATTCGCGTATTTGCACAAAAACGACGATGTGGCAGATGAGGAAGAAACTGACCGTCTGGTGGAAATCTATTTTGGGTAAGGGGGGGGCTTCCTGCCCCTGACATGTGTACGATTTTCGTACAGTGCTTGGGAAGCAGTTTATTTGTGTGTGTGTAATTGTGTGTTTGTGTTTATTTCACAATCACTTTTGAATTTAAAATTTAAAAAAAGGAGAGTTAAAAATGAAAAAACTAAGTGAAGAGGAAATCAAGAGTTTTGGTGAAAAGGGTACATTTTTAAAGAATGTACAGACTTTGAAATTTGTTGCGGGGATTACAGGAGATGTATTTTACGGAAAAAATCTTCATGGGGAAAACCGAGGTAAAGTACTGATTTGGAAAGATTTCAACTACACACACCCCAAAGAGTGTTTCCTTTGCAGCACAGAAGATTGGATGGAGTTCATATCTTCACAGCTTCCCCTTGTAACTGACAAACAACAAATAAAATGCGCGGATATCGTTCAAGATGAACTTGACAGGACAATTCACGATTTGCGGCTTATGTGGGCAGTGGAAACAGACGATGTTGACACCTTGGAAGGGGAATTGTCAGAAAAGGAGCTGCAGGAATATCAAGAAAAATACAAGGAACAGGAAATCCTTTCTTGTGACACAGAAGAAGAAAAACAACAGATTCTTGAATACAATCCTGACTTGGAAGACCTTAAAGACACCATCTTCGAAGCTATCAAGGAAGACCTTGGAAATATCAATGAGTACGGTCTCTGTTTTGATTATGTTTCCCCAGGAACCTTCACAGACCAGAGAGAAGGATATTTCCGTTGGCAATTGTCAACTGGCGGTCCGGGTGACGAATTCCGGTTTTATGTAAATCCGGATTGTTCCGTTCATCTCGTTGAATACTGGTTCTTAAACTGGTCTGATGGCGCACAAGTGATCCTGTCTGGTTCTGATGAAGATTTGCTTTTGGAAATATGGGAGAGTCTTTTTCGGGACCAAGCTCAATATCTCATAGAAAAAGAACGTGAAGGTTATTGATATATGGGGAGTTCAACACTCCCCTTTTTCTTTTTTTGCCTAAACCACATTGAAAGCTATGGAGATTTCTCTTTAAGGAAACCAAGGGATACACGAATCTATAGCGTTCTTAGAAACCCCATATCCTAAATGGTGCAAATTGACACATAATTGATGCTGTGTCAATGTGGCACAGTGTGACAGTGCTGTATGTATGTGTACTTTTGTGGGTATATTGCAATCACTTTTGTATTTAAAAATTTAAAAAATTGAAGGGAGAATTATTATGGAAACACAAGAAATGAAACAGGAACAAAAACAGGAACAAAAACAGGAACAAAAACAGGAACAAAAACAGGAACAAGAAATAAAACAGGAAACCACACAAGGACAGATTTTTACAGTATCTAAAGAAGGAGCTCAGCACACTAAAAAACTCCTTACCAGTTACATGTTGGCGGAAAAGGAGGCTGCGCTTGGCGGTATTATCTACTCGAAGCCACAAGGAAGCGTTTTCCTCACCCTTACCCGGAAACAAAACCGTATTCCGGATGTAAATATTACAACATGTATTGGAGAAACCCACCTATACAAGGAATTTGCCTTTGTAATCCCACCTGATGAACTCAGAGGAATGAGCAGGCTGTTGAAAGAGGGTGCTGAAGGGGTTTTAAAAGGGGAATCTGTCTATATTGGTTCTGAGGGATTCTACACGAAAACCGGTTTAACTCCCGCGCTTGTTGGTGAAGATGAGGATTATCGCTTGGCGAATAGCAACAGACCGATTGACTCAACCAGCTTTTCCCTGTTTGTGAGGGAAACTAGATCACTTTTTAAAAAGCTCCTCATTCCCATAAACAAAACCGAAAGAAGAACCATAGTAAGGAATGCAGTTGTGAGGATTGAGGAACATGGGCAGGTCTTTGCAGCTTGTGACGGGGTGAATCTGTACGAATACAGCCGTGGCGGAACTAGCTCACATTTGGAGAATTACCCGGTAGACACGTTAAAACCTGATACAGTGGGTAACTTGCACACGGATGAACTGATTCCCTGGCAGGTTCTTAAATTCGTTCAATCTGTTTTGAAGCCTAAATCTACACGATGTACTCTCATAAAAGCGCGCATACATAACTATACGAGCTTCTTTGTTTGGGAGCATCTCAATAGACGAATACTCGAAATAATCCCGTACGGGTACAGGATACAAATCGCGCAAAACAATGAGGAATACCCGAATTACAAAATGGTATTGCCCCCACGTTTCAGCTATACGCTGGGAATCCCGGTTCAACAATTACGGGATATCATTAAAAGAGGAAAGGGGGTGTTCGATTACATCACCTTTGTTCGTGATTATGAAAATAACGAGGGCAACAGCAGATTCTTGGCAAAATATGAGGATGAGAATATTACATTTAATATGCCTGTGGAATGCCAATTTAACCTGCATACCGGCATACTGACTCCCACAGACTGGAATGAACCCTTCTTGGCGTTCCATCTGCATAGATTGGAGAACGCGCTTGATATGGCAGGTATTGATGACGATGATAAAAATGCGACCGCCTACCTGCATGTATGGCATCGAAGAAAACCCGTTATTGTTAGTAAGGATCCGCGATACAAAAAAGGCGATACTATCTCCCTGTGTATGCCTTTCTCAATCGGGAGAAACACATACAACAACAAGGCACAAAACGAGCTGTATGAGAACCTGGAGGGAATCATTACAACTAGTGAATGGGATAGAGTAACGGAAATCCCGTGGAGTGTATGCAATAAACTGCTTGGAGTTATCCAAACACACGTAATTTATGAGGGTGGGGAAGTTTCCCCTTATGCCAACATCGTTACCCTTATAACGGTATTGGAGGACTTGGGCATTGAGCACAGGGAAGAGGAGCTTCCAGGATCAGACATTCCGGACGTGATAATGTTGGATCAGGTACGGTTTCATTATGACGAGGATACAAATACATACAGCTATGAAAAGATAGAGGGATAAAGCAACTTTGTGTGTGTCTGGCAATCACTCAGAGTTAGAGATGTAACGAAATAAACGAAATAGGAACGAGAGGAGAAGTACCATGAAAATAGAGAAAATAGAGAAAACAGAGAAAACAGAGAAAACAGAAAACGAAATTGAGGAAGCTATAAAAGCTTTGGATATTCCGGGTGAGGCGGGTGAGTCAGAAATCAACATCCTAGAACTGGGCAATTCCACGAATATTATTGTTTTTACAGAAATCGTACAAGGTGAATGTATCGAAAACCCACAAGAGGAGTTTGATGGAGAGGGTAAAATATACTCGTTTAACAAACGCCATACCAATTACATACACCCGGATAACGTGGAAGACCTGTGTGATGGGAAGCTGCGTAGATGTGTGCTGCTTGATTACTACGAGCATTCTGGGTGTTCCTGGAGTGTATCAGGAGATCAGACTAATCCACTAGATGGTGACTTTTGCGACGCTGCCGGAGTATGGATACCTGATGAAATCTGTATCGAAACCGTGGAAACGCAAAACAGGAGAAAGCTGGGTCTTGGCGAAGTCGCGGTTGTGGATGCATACAGGAATATGGCAAGGGAAGCTTGTGACAGATACACCAAGTACTTTAATGGGGAAGTGTATGGGTATTGCATCGAGGCATACGAGGCAAAAACGGATGAGGATGAGTATTATATCGAGGAGAGGGAGCATTATCAGCGACACCACACCCAGCTCTTTTACGATGTCTGTTCTGGCTTCTATGATCGTGAATATATGGAACGTACTATCCGGGAAGCCATTGAATATGGTGTGATGGAACATATCAAGAGAGGGGAGAACAATGGAACTGATTAACTTAACACCACACAAGGTCAGGATCATTAGAAACGGGTGTAATATCATCTTGCCAGCTTGTAAACACCCACCAAGACTCAAACGTGAAGGATTTAAATCCGGTTATGTGGAACTGGGAAGGAATACTATCCCGATATATGATAACACGTACACTAATTGCGCGGGATTACCTTCCAGGAAACATGGGGTGTTTTACATTGTGAGCTCCCTCATAGCTCAATCATATCCGGATAGACGGGATTTTCTGATACCGAATCCTGTAAGGGATGAAGAGAAAAACATCATAGGATGCACTTCGTTCTCCCGGGTGTTGCTAAAAAAAAGAAGCACGAAATAGAAAGGAAGGATGCCTTGACAGCTTTTACTATTGACGGGTATACAGTAACATGTAATGTCTGTGGACGTGAGATTGACATAAAAGTAACAATCCGGAATGGAGCTGTGTATGCGACGTGGACGTGTATCCCCTGCAAGCGTATGATCGAACAGAAAATAGGAATAGTAGGTCCACAGAGAGGAGAGGAATACCGCTTGGAGTTTCCCTGGGAAGGAACGAAGGAGCTATACAGGAAAACACCCTGGGAAGAGTGGAGGAAAGGAGAAAAGAAGAAAAAGGAGAGGGAGAGAAGGGAGGCAAGGAGAGAAACAAGGAAGGAGACAAAGAGGCTTTATGCAAAACGATAAGGTGTCTTTGTGTTGTTTTCACAATCACTTTGGATAGGAGGAAAAAAGTTGAACGCAAAACAAAAATCAAAACAATTTGCCGAAAGGTTCAAGGGGCAAGTGCATCGAGCGGGAACGGGATCATATTATGTGCGGATTCTTGACGAATTTGAGTTCCGGTTTTCCGACCATCATCAGGTTTATGCGGGTGCGGTTGCCAGTTATCCAGATACACCTTACAAGGATATGGTAAGCATCACAAAAAAAATAATTGATGATCCGCAATACCGGAAATCTGTTCGCCTTTCTACTCGCAAACAGGAATCAGATCAGGTTAAACAATGGAAAGATGGACAACTGGAAAGGATTGAATCTCTTGGAGGCATCGAGAAGGTAAAATCTAAACTACAACATTTTAAAAATCTTCTGGCAAAAAAAGACCCCACAGGAAAAAGGAATTATTACACAGGTTCGGACAGGCGTAGTTTTACGTCTCAAATCAGACAATTACAGGAGATGATTACAATATTTGAAAAATCGAAAGGAGAAGGGAAATGAAAATAAAAACAGACAAAAATGGTAATCCTATGATAGAGAGTATTACAATTGACGTTGACGAAGACTCGCTTTATCATTACTGGATGCCAGGCGACTTAGATAAAACAGATCAAGGAAAATCATCTGCCACGTATTGTGAGGTTTTGAATGACAATCTACAGAAAACATACCCATCGGCTGATGTTGTCATAAATCTTGGTGATACAGGGGCAATAGAGGTTATTTTTTGCGACGAATTCACGGATGCTTGGATGATGGCAGACACGGCTCCCCATGAAAAATATAGGGATACCGTAATAGCAACGATCAAAGAAATAGAACAAAAAACCTATGAGGATTACGACAGCTGGGTTGTAGATTTATGTGAAAGGAGAGGAAAATGAAAACTCTGTTTTATCACAAAAATTGGGATGAATTTCCCAGACATTACAGAGTGCCAAAGGATGGTGCAAGAGCGTACCAGATACCTGAGGTGTTGCCTAAGTGGCTCTACCACAGGTATCTTGGGTCAAACCCACGACGTTCGTGGGTTCTCCTTCCATATTTGTGGGGATTTGGGGAAATCTCTACATATAAATATATTCCAGAAAAGAAAGTGCCTGTCGGATTTTGCATCCGGCAAGCAATTGTAACCAGGGGTGGGTCGTACAATATCGAGTTCCTACTTGGGGAACTGGATATTTACCTCTCGCACCTGAATAGGGAGGAGTAAAAACAACAAGGGGCTTCCTGCCCCTTTCCCTGCCCTGGGTTGCCAGGTCAGAGATTAGCGCGGGAGGCTTAATATGAAAACGAAACAAGAACTAATAGAGATTGTCAATGCGGGGAATCCAGAGGACGGATCAAATGCGGAATCGTTTGTCAAGTTTCTGGCAAAAGAGGATTGCGGAGATGCTTTGGAATGTCAAACTCAGGGAGGGATTGCGGGAGTTGACTCTGATGGATTTTACTGGTATCCGACATCGTCACTACCAGGTAAAAACAAAACTGAAATCAGAGAATATATAAAAACCCTCCCAGTTGTCAGATCATCCATAAAATTTTTCGATGATCTGATTAACCTGGATTTCGAGTCGTCAATCCCGTTTCCCATAACTGATTTCCCTGACGGTTGCGAACCCACTTTACGAAAATACCGATATGTTGGTTTGCAATTGATGAACGAGGGATTTGACGATGCAATGCTGTTTTACAAATCTGATTTATTGGAAGCGATCAAGGAAATGAATTTTGATGAAGATGAACAATAACGAAGAAGGGGCAACCTGCTCCTTTCCCAAAATAACATAAAAAGCTCTTGACATACACACAATACCACCATATATACAACTTTTTATAACATGGTGTATATAATAAAAAGTGAGGAGGTGGTAAACATGTCAACTAATACACGGGTGTCTCTACGTATGGGTATTAGTTTGGATCGGGAGTTACGCGAGTTTATCACCACACAAGCAGCTAAAGATAAGAGCTCTTGTGCTGGCGTGGTGAGGAAAGCCCTGATCGAGTACAAACAAAACTTGGAAGAGGCTGCATGGAAAAAACAAAAGGAGATGGAAAAGGTCTATGGAGAAAGCAAATAGGCGCAGTTACAAGGAATATAGAAGCGGTATACAGGAAGGGGATATGATTTTCGAATGTGGATTTGAACTAGTTGGTGAAATACGAAATGTTGAGTGGGAAAATAACAGGGTGCTGATTGTGTGGGAATCGGGGAGGGTAGAGTATTATACTCTCCCTGATGCCCTAGCTGCTAAAACAGCTTTTGATGCCTATATAGATATGTATTCCATACCGGTTCTGGGTATGGATGTTGAGGATATGGTAGAGATTGCAAATGGGTAATGGATTACACATGTGTGTACGATTTTCGGACAGTGTACGATTTCGTGAGGGTGGTAGATATTACCATGGTCCCCTTTGTGTGGTTTTCATAATCACTTTTGAATTTGGTGTTTTAATCGTATAAGGTAAGGAATGCCTCTTTAAAATCTGCCCCGAATAAGTAGTCGGCATCACACCCCGTACCAACACACAATATTACATCTTCTTCTGTGTTGCCCTCTCTATACATCCTCGCGAACGGCATTAACGCCTTTTCCAACGCGAGTATACGTTCCTTTTGTTTCTGTATAGTAGCTACCATTCTTGTGTTCCTCCTTTTGTATGCTTTTTAATATACTTTCCAATCTCATTTTTTGAGAAGATCGTGGTTGATCAAAATGAGCTCACGAAACAATTTTGGTAGGGCGAGCAGGATTCGAACCTGCAACCTCCCGGTTATGAGCCGAGCACTCTAACCACTTGAATTACCGCCCCGCGTTATTGTTTACGCTTATCAGATTCCTAAAGGTTTGTCTCACCTTAATACCCCTGTTCAACAAACCACCTCTCTATACATTCCAGAGACACTCTGTAAATTTCCCATTTACCAGCTTCTACATTGAATATTTTTTCACACCAGTATAATTCTCCAATTTTTATCTTGTGGGGTTTACAAAATTCCACATACCACCCATGACATTCGTGCTCTTTTCTTGCCTTAACAAGTTTTACGGTTCGTCCCCTTATCTCTGTTTCATCCTCAAATGGGCTAAAATTTATATAACTCTCAATCGGATATTTAAGGTCTTGCGTTGATGTTATCATATCCTTATCTCCCTTCCGTGCTCTTTTTTTCTCCAATTTTCCCCTTGATTTTCAGGATTATTAACATACAACATTTCTTAATCTTTCTTTATGTGTTCGTGTTGCTTCGTGCATATTACAAGTCCCTCTTCCCGTATTTTTCTCCATATATTACAGACTTTTTCACCGCTTCATAATCACTTTTGGATAAAGTATATCTCTCGCAAAACCAAAAGCTTTATCAAAATGCCTTTCAAGATGACCCTTAATCTCTCTGAGTTTTTTTTCAATTTTTCCTTTGGGATAATTCTTCATATTTAAATAAACGATGGTTGACAATACCTCAAGAAATGTAGGAGTTTCTTTATTTAATATTTTAATTATTTCAATATTTTGAATTCCTTCATAATGTGCGTTTACTTGCTTCAAAAAATCGGAGCCTTCCTCTTTCAATTCAATAGTGTGGGGTAAATAATTTTTATTGAAGTCTATTAATCCTGCTTCTTTCGCATAATTCAGATCAAATGTAAGGCTTGATGAGTAAACACTATAAAAATGGAATTTAAATTCTTGTCCGAAATCATCTCCTAAAAATTGAGCAAGGAAAACAAGCTTTTGAAATTTCTTGGAGCTTTCGACCTTGCCATCCAGCTCTGATATAATTGAAAGAATTTTAACTGTTCTGGGGATCCTGTTCATATCATTTTTCTC